CTTTTGCCCACCTTGCAAATCAACGTTGATCCAGAATGGCTTGACGTATTAACAAAAAGAATGTATAATCAAAACTGGATACCATATGACATTGATCGATCTAGCATATGGGCAAAAATTATTAACCCGTAAGGACCAGAATGATTAGAGAAAACCATGACGGTGTGAGATTTTTTACTGGGATCGAAATTGAGAAAACTCCAGCATTTAACAAACAGACTTTGTTTGTGGTAGGAGTTCAGCCTGTTGAAGAAATACAAGATTGGCTTGACGACTTTGCTTCATATGAAGACAAATCCAAACACGTTGAACACATTTATTTTGGTGCCAACATGAGTTTTCCCAAATACGACACCAATGCTCGTGGTTGGCTAGACTGGGAGAACATGATCAAGTCATTCTTGGATAAAGGTTATGTATGCACATTGGATATTGATTCTAGTTGTGTAGAGGGATTGTTAGAATCTGGATTGTGCGAGAACAACAACTTCATTCCCATGATTTCGGTCAAATTGCCCTATATACAACAGCTAGGATATAATGCTACAATCAAGCTAGACGACAAAGACTTTGATGCTACCAACCCTGGTGTCTGGTGTCACAGCGTACACGCACTAATGCGTCGATCAGTGTTTACTAAGTGGAATGAATATACCAAGGACGACCCACTTGCATAATAAGTATCATGTATTTACAAATTTTTAATACCTATCAAATATGAACCAAGCACTCAGAGAACAAGCAGAACGTATCAAACTCAAGGCCGAACGTAAAATTTGGGTTACCTTTCGAAAAGAAGGGATTCACAAATATCCGGCTGCATTAACTGACCCTACCCTTGCCACTGGAGATGAGTATGATGTAAGTTTTCTTGGATACCCACATAGACATATCTTTCACTTCCAAGTCTGGATTGATGTTTTACACAACGATCGAGATATCGAGTTCATCCAGTTCAAACGCTGGTTGGAAAATCTTTACAAAGATGCTGTGCTCACTCTAGACTTTAAAAGTTGCGAGATGATGGCAGATGACCTATATATACATATAGCAAGTCGATATCCCGACCGTGCCATATGGATTGAAGTTTCCGAAGACGGTGAGAACGGAGCTTTAATCAAGTATGAAACCCAACAAGCCAACCTCTCAGTTAAAATTTAATAAGGCAAATCAAATGGCCAAGATGACATTTACCCCCAATCCAAAAGTACACACTATTTTTGAGGATCTCGAACGTTACTGCGAGTTCTGTCAAGATTTTGGATATCGGTTTAACGAAAGCGATTTGTACAACTGGAAAAGCTATGCTTACCAGCAGTACAGCAAATTCGCACAAGGCAAATTTGCCAAAGACATGTGGATCGTAGATAGACGTCGTTGAAATGACACAACCAACGTTGCTAATTGTAGGCGACAGTTGGGGTTGCGGTGAATGGGACCACAACGGCGACCACCAACTGGTGCTCAATCATCCTGGCATGGAAGAGTACCTTGGCAAACATTTCAAGGTTGTGAATCTAAGCAGGGGGTATAGCAGTCACTGGCAGACTTGCTATGCTCTTTGGAACTACTTGGACACACGAGTAGATGATTCTGAACTTAAAATATTAGTCTTGCAGACCGACGCATTTCGTCCGTTACTGCATGAACGATACGATATTGATCTAGACAGCGTTTACTCGCAGTCAACAAGTTTGTTTCATTTGTACGAACAACTGATTGAACTGTTTTACATCAAGCTTGATGGTATTGCACAGCAGTTTGACACAGACATTTGGTTGTCGGGCGGTGTTACTGATTTACATACTGGAATTTTGCCAAGTTTTACCAAACTAGTTCCAGTTTGCACAAGTTGGATACAGTTGTTAGACCAACGACACGTGCCCAGCATCATTCCCTTGAGAATTGATCCAAACTTTTTCTCCACTGCCAAACAACACAACCGTTATGATCTTTGCAGACAAATTTCTGACTACAGCGATCAACATTTTCTGGGATTGCAAGAAATGCTAGAGACCAATCTGTTTGGACCCGCACACGGTGATTTTCACCCCAGTAGATTAGGACATCAAGTGTTTGCTAATCACATACTCAATCGTGTATAATACACAAATAAACTACCAAGGTACAACAATGAGAAAACTATATTACATGGGGCTTGAAAGTTACGAAGCCCGGTACACACTACAACTAACTGAATGGAATCGCCGAGTATTTGATCAGCGCGGCCTTGATGTGGTATATGTACCAGGCACTACACTAGACAATACAAAAGCAATCAGTGTGGGGCAAGTGCTGGACGCACATGGCCGCAGTTATTTTGGCATGAGTCAAATTATGAACTTGGTTCAATTGATGAAGAATGGAGAAGTTACAAATGAAGATGTTATCTACTTTGAAGACATGTTTCAACCCGGCATTGAATCCCTTCCTTACATATTTGATCAGATCCCTGCTAGTCAGCGTCCCCGTGTTTTTGTTAGGTGTCTTGCTCAGTCCATTGATCCTGATGACTTCGTACATGTATGGGGTATGGCAAAATGGATGGGACTTTACGAACAAATGGTTAATGAGTTCGTGGATGGGGTTCTCGCAACAAACGAAGAGATGGTTGCTCATATGCGCATTGCTGGATGGCGTGCTCCTATATATAATATTAGTGGCCTAGCATTTGGCAAGGAAGAAGTGTTAGAGCGTGTTGGTGGTGCAGGAAACATCCGACCATTTGATCAACGAACAATGCGTGTGGGATTTGCCGCAAGATTTGATCAAGAGAAACAACCTGATTTTTACATGGACTTGATTGAGATGTACCTTGCCCAAGGGTATCAGACACAAATAGAGTTTGCTATCTTCCAGGGCGGACCACTACGTAGTAATAATCCCAAGTATGTCAAACGTGCTAGGCAGTTAGAAGCTCAGGGCAAACTCAAAATCTACGAAAACCTAAAGAAAAATGATTACTATAATCTGCTTAATGATACTCGTGTGCTGTTTAATTGTGCCCTTCAAGATTGGGTTAGTAACACAGTTAGTGAAGCGGATACATTAGGATGTAATGTACTGTATCCTGCATATCGTAGTTTCCCCGAGACTTTTGCAAACGATCCCAACCGACTCTACATTCCTTGGAGCATAGATGATGCATGCACCAAACTTGACAACTTGCTAGCAGATCCTCATCACAATATGGGTCTTATTAGTGACTGGAACAACGGCACAATTGACCGTACAATCGACATAATGGAAACTGCTGGCACCATAGCCGAAGCTGGGCCTGGATGCAAGGCTACTAAATGGTATCGTGGTGGAAATAGATATCGCGACAGCGTTAGTGAAGCTAAGTATCATGTGAAAAGGATTGAAACTTGAAAATAGTTTATGTTACTGGATGTTTGGGATTTATTGGTGGTCACGTGACAAGGCAATGTCTTGAACGTGGCTGGCGTGTTATGGGCGTGGACAAAAAAACTTATGCTAGTAATTCAGATCTATTAGATGAGTTTGGTGCAAATCCAAACTTTAAATTTTTACAACAAGACATCAATGATCTTGAATTACTTTATGATTGCGATTATGTGATTAACACAGCTGCCGAATCTCATGTGGACAACAGCATCATGAGTAGCGATGTGTTTTTGAGAAGCAATATCAATGGGGTGCATCATCTACTTGAGTTGATTCGAGCAATGCCGCCTGTGCGCAGACCAATTTTTTTGCATTTTAGCACAGACGAAGTTTATGGAGATATTGTTGACGGTAGTCATACCGAGCAGGATATCTTAACACCAAGCAATCCGTACAGTGCCAGCAAGGCCGCAGCCGACATGTTGGTTTTGGCCTGGGCACGTACTCACAACATTCGCTATGTAATTGTTAGACCCACAAACAATTATGGTATTGGGCAATATGTGGAAAAACTAATTCCAAAATCAATTAAATTTTTGTCGTTGAATCGCAAAATTGATTTGCATGATAATGGAAACCCAAGTCGAGTATGGTTGCATGCCGGCGACACTGCCCGTGCTGTAATACACATCATTGACCAAGGTGTCACTGGTGAGATCTACAACATAAGCGGCAATGCTGAAATGCCAAATCGAGAAGTGATAAAAAAAATATTGTCTTACTATTTTGATGTCGATCATGACCATGACTGGGAATCTTTTGTTACTCCTAGTTCTAGACAAGGTCAGGACGTAAGATATGCCATCAATGATAGCAAATTAAAACAATTGGGTTGGACTGCAACTGCTGACTTTGATCAAGAATTAGCCCAAGTAGTTAAACACTACAGGAATAATTTTGTATGGTAAAAAATTATTTGGTATGTTCAGTGCGTCCTATATCAGAAAATTGGATGGGCAATGATAGTTCACAATTATATTTAGACTATCAAGAAATGTATCGTTTAAGACTAGCCAGTTTTCAACATTTTGTAAAAGAACCATTTGAAACAATACTGTGGACGGATCCTGCCACCAACGGCGATACTTGTGCATATCAAAATTGGTTAGATATTAAAGATTTGTGGCACCGAGAACCCTGCAATATATTTTGGGCAGGTGCCGACACACTTATGATACGGCCTACAGAATTGTTTTCTGACAGATTCCCCGAATACCGATTGTTTAATTATACTGATCCAAAAAGTCATAATGAGTGTATACACCATTTCAACGATGATATACAATATTATCCACATACCATGTTGGATCATGTATGGAAACTTGGAGAAGACTGGTTGGAACAAAGAGAAACTCACCCAGACCGTAATTGGGGATTTGATCAGTTAAGGCATAATGCTATGTTTTGGAACCAAGACATTGATGAGTCTGATCGATTACATCCAGAGATGGCCTATCAAGCAATGCGTTTAAGATCCTTGGATCAAAATGCAATAACCTGGCACAATGAATGGAACCGTATATCCATAAATCAGGCACACATATTGCATTTTCACGGCAGTCGCGGTAGTCAGGAAGTAATAAACATTATGAGAAAAATTTCTAATCAACTTGGGATTAAATTATGAAACAAATATTAGAAGATATTAAAAAATACATTGATGCTAAACACGCTGCCAAGACTTGGGTAGCCGGCAAGGACTTTGTAAACTATGCAGGTCCGCATTTTGACTCAGATGAATATGTAGCAGCCGCGGAAGCATTGTTAAACGGTTGGCTGGTAATGGGCAATAAAAGTCTACGATTTGAACAAAAATTTCCAAAAGAATTTGGTAAAACTCGTGGAGTGTTGACCAATTCGGGCAGTAGTGCTAACTTGCTTATGATGACAGCTATGAAGTCCAAGCGTGGACACAACTTTCCACCCGGCACCAAGGTATTGATGCCTATTGCTGGATTCCCAACAACACTTAATCCTACTATTCAAAACGGCTTCACGCCTGTGTTTTGTGATATTGAAATTGATACACTAAACATCGATCTAGATCACGCAGAACGTTTGCTCGCGGCAGATCCAGAAATTAAAATTATTACGTTTGCTCATGTACTAGGCAATCCGCCTAACATGGATCGAGTAATGGAACTGGTAAACCAGTACAATCTAATCTTATTGGAAGATTGTTGTGATGGACTTGGCACAACTTATGATGGCAAGCCGTTGGGTAGCTTTGGAGAAATGGCCAGCTGTAGTTTTTATCCAGCACACCACATGACCATGGGCGAAGGCGGTTTTGTTGCCATGAACGATCCACAGCAAGAGATTATTGTACGCAGTTTGCGTGAATGGGGACGTGGTTGCTATTGTGTAGGACCCGAGGCCAACAAGTTAAAATGTGGCACTTGTGGCAAGCGATTCAATGAATGGATTCCAGAAATGCCTGATCAGATTTTTGATCACAAGTATGTATACGACGAAATTGGTTACAATCTAAAGCCAATTGAACTACAAGCGGCAATGGGACTAGAGCAACTTAAAAAATTGCCAGAGATACATTCCTTGCGTCAACGCAACTACGATCTACTGTTTGCTATCTATAAAAAGTATGAAGAATTTTTTCACTTGCCACGTGCTAGAGATAAAGCCGATGTTAGTTGGTTTGCGTTTCCATTAACTATCCGTGAAGGTGCCCCGTTTACCCGCATGGACATTGTTGATTATTTGGAAGAAAATTTAATTCAAACACGTCCCTACTTTGCTGGTAATATCATGTTGCAACCTGCATACAGTCATTTAATGAATCCTGCAGATGCACGTGACAACTATCCTGTGGCCACATTTACTATGAAAAATACCTACTTCCATGGATGCAGTCCAGTTATCACTCCAGAGCAGATTGCCTACATTGGAGAAAAGGTTGACGGCTTTATGAGTTTGTACCTATGAAAAGTCTAAGCCAGGTAACGTCTAAGATTGATGGACAGCCAATGTTCAAATATCTAGACATGGCCAAGGTTTTAGAAGCCAAAGGCCGACATCTTATACACATGGAGATAGGTGAGCCAGACTTTGACACACCTAAGAATGTTACTTGGGCTGCTGTTCAATCTTTATCCAACGGGGAAACACACTACGGTAGTAGTTTTGGGTTACAAGAATTTAGAGAGGCTGTGCAGTTTGCCACAGAACGTAGCAGAGGATTTCGTCCTGATCTAGATCAAGTGTTGATTACTCCGGGTGCCAACATTGCCATCTACTATGCGGTATTCTGTTTGGTTGATCCTGGATGCGAAGTTATTGTGCCAGACCCCGGCTTCAGCACATATTACAGCAACATCAAAATGTGTGGTGCTGTTCCTGTACGGGTGCCACTTAAAGAAGAAAACGAATTCCGTATGAGTCCGGACGACATTGAAGCGGCTATCACAGACAAGACACGACTAATTATTATCAACAGTCCGCAAAATCCCACAGGCAGTGTGCTTACCACCGATGAAGTCAAACGCATTTATGAAATTGCCAAGAAGCATGATATCTACATTTACAGTGATGAGATTTATGCACGTATGAACTACGAACCAATTGGCTTTGCAAGTCCTAGCATTTACGATCATTGCAAGGAACATGTTATCCTTAGCAATGGTTTTAGTAAAGCATTTGCCATGACTGGTTGGAGATTGGGCACACTGATTGGACCTGCCAATATTATTGAACGCATAGCAGCCCTGCTACAAACCACTGCAAGTTGTGTCAGTACATTTGTTCAACGTGCTGGCATTGAAGCCATTCGCGGCAGTCAAGAAACAGTCACAAACATGATGGCAGAATATCGGGCACGTAGAGATCTGCTAGTTGACGGGCTCAATCGTGTTAAAGGATTCAAGTGCCTTAAGCCGGGCGGTGCATTTTATGTATTTCCTAACATCACGGCAACAGGATTATCAAGTGACCAAGTTGTTGAAAAGTTAATGGATGCTGGAGTAGTGACTTTGCCTGGGCATTGCTTTGGAGAACACGGCGAAGGCTATATTAGATTGTGTTATGCAACCAGTCGTGAAAACATTCAAGAAGGCCTGAATAGAATTTACAAAGCGTTAGGAACAAAATGAGAGTATGTGACTGGATAGCCGATTACTTAAAATCAATTGGCGTTGAACGTGTACACGGAATTATGGGTGGGGGAGCCAGCGGTCTTAATGACGGATTTATTAAGCAAGGTATGTCCTATATCTGCTATCATAACGAACAGGGCGCAGGGCATTCTGCAATTGGCGAAAGTAAATTTACAGGTAAACTTGCAGTGGTCAATCCTACAACAGGTTGCGCAGGTACCAACTGTGCAACATCGGTTTTAAATGCATGGCAAGACAGTGTACCTGTTTTGTTTCTGTCAGGCAATGTTAGATTGGCAACCTGTAGCGGATACATTAACAAAAAGAACAACATCAATGTTCGTAAGTATGGCATTCAAGAACACCATGTTGTTGACACCTACAAGACCATGACCAAATTGAGTTGCTTTGTTGACAATGTACAAGACGTAGCATACACAATACAATATGCAGTACACTTGGCAACAACAGGACGTCCCGGTCCTGTATGGATTGATATTCCAGGTGACATTCAAACAGCGCAGATGCCTGAGAATTACAGAGAATATGTTGCCACCGACTTGGCCGATACACTGTCAGACTACAACGGTGTAAAACAAGCCATTGCCCGGGCTGAACGACCCGTTGTGTTGGCAGGATACGGTATTCGTCAAAGCAATACTGTTGACCAGTTTGTTAAATTTATCGAACAATATCAAATTCCATATGTTAGCACCTATGGTGCAAGAGATTATACTACTGCCAACCATCCTCTAAGTATTGGAGCAGTTGGCATCAAAGGAAGTCGCGCCGGAAACTTTGCCATGCAAAATGCCGATTTACTTATTGTGTTGGGCAGTAGTTTAGGCGCTAGTGTTATTGGTTATGACCCTAAACAGTTTAGTCCAGACAGTTATAAGATTGTTGTCGACTTTGATATCAACGAGTTAAAGAAAGACATTGTTGAAGTTGATGAAAAATACAATGTTGATTTAGAAAAGTTTTTTAGGAGTTTGGCATGACAAGACAAGAATGGATTGAAAAATGCAATCACTGGAGGTCCAAATGGCCGGTAATGCAAGAAGAATATCGTCCAGCTGAAAATGATTTTCAGTTAAACATCTATGCCATACTTGATGCGATCAATCAGCATAGTTTAGCCGATGACATTTTAATGGGCGATGCTGGCAGCATTAGCTATGCAGGTCCTGTTGCATTAAATGCCAAACACGGACAAAGATTTATTTTTAGTCCTGCACAAGCAGATATGGGGTGGGCGTTACCTGCAGCCATTGGTGTAAGTATGGCTAGCAATCAACAGGTTATCAGTATCATCGGCGATGGTAGTTTTATGAGTAACATTCAAGAATTAGCAACAGTTAAACAACACGAGTTGAATATCAAGTTTGTTATTCTCAATAACAACGGTTACCTAAGTATTAAAAATACACAGACAAAATACTTTGAAGGAAGGGTGCATGGAACCAGTGCTGAAAGTGGCCTGTGGTTTCCTAGCTTTAAAAATATTGCGGTAGCATTTGGCATGCCTTGTGTGGATATCAGAACAAAAGAAGATCTGCGTCTTCATTTTCCCAATGCCCTTAAGGAAAAAGGCCCAGTCATTATAGACTGCCAATGTCTTGGCCAGCAAGAAATATTACCAGCCCAAGCATTAAAAAATGGAAAGCAAGCAGGCTTACACGATCTAACACCATTCCTGCCAGATGAAGTACTAGCACAGGAAATGATTGTTAGAATATAAAATATCATGCCAAATTCCTTATACCAAAAGATTCCAGGGCTAGAAAACTCAATTGAATTCAGAGACAATTCGCCCTACGACGAATTAAAAAATCTGTGGTGGCCTCGGTACGATCAAGGCATGTGGAATTACATGCATCAGTTTCGAATACTCCCAGAATTTTTTGATCAACTAATGACACATGTCACTGGCAATGCTATTGTAGTGCAAGCCGGCGGCAACTGTGGACAGTATGTAAGACAGTTCAGTCAACGATTTGATACTGTGTACACATTTGAGCCAGATCCAATAAATTTTTTATGTTTGACTTTGAATTGCGGTGCCAATGTAATAAAAACACAGGCCTGTGTAGGCAATGAAAGAAAATTTGTAAATCTAGACAGAAGGCATGATTCTGGCGCTATTCATGTAAGCGGTACGGGTAATATACCCACAGTGATCATTGATGACCTAAATTTGCCAGCCTGTGATTTGATACAATTAGACATTGAAGGCTATGAACTTTTTGCGTTGCAAGGCGCACAACGTACTATTGAAAAATATTATCCTCTACTTATGATAGAATGGTACGAGCCCTGGGCTCAAAGATACGGCACAAATAAAACCATGCTTGACAATTTTTTAAACAATGTAGGATACAGTAAAATTTTAAGTCACAAATCTGATATCGTTTACAAATATCAACCATGAAAACAGCACTGATTACCGGAGCCAATGGATTCATTGGTCACTACTTAGTAGAAGAATTTTTAAAAGATCACCGTGTGATCTGTGTGGTACGACCTGGTTCAACCAATATGGAACGTATCAATCACATGCTTGATCGTGTCACGGTAATCGAGCACGACATTAAAAATCCTTGTAAACACTTGCCAGCGGCAGATATTATATTACACGCTGGCGCTAATCCCAGTTCAGCCGACAGCTTGAGTGACCCCACTGCATCTGTCATGGACAATGTGTTGGGCACACTGAACTTGTTGGAACATGCCCGCCACACCGGAGTTGAAAGATTTGTGTATTACAGCAGTGCCGAAGTATTTGGACCTATACCCATTGGTCAAGACAGTCAGCCCAACGATGCCTACAACAGTAATAGTCCCTATGCGGCTGGCAAAGCAGCCGGTGAAGAACTGTGCATGGCCTATGCCAATTCATTCAATGTTCCTGCAAGTATCATACACATCAACAATACCTTTGGTCCACGTTGCCAGAGTAATCGGTTACCCGTGATCATTATACGCAAATTACTCAACAACGAAACTTTAGATATACATGTGGGCCCTGGCAAATTAGTTGGTGGTAGGCGTTGGTTCTATGCTGGAGATGTAGCCAGCCATACAAGATTTATTTTGAACACACAGACTGCTCGGTGTGAAAAATGGAACAGTGCCGGCCGGAAGTTTATAAACAATCTAGACTTTGCACAGTTGATTGCACAAGCCATGGGCAAAGAGTTGAAGTATCGCCTGGTGCCGATTGACCGACCTGGTCATGATTTATGTTTTTCTGTAGATCCCAGTAAACTGTATGATCTAGGTTGGACAGAGACAATGTCGTTTGAGCAACGATTGTTGCAGACTGTCAACTGGTATTTAGAAAACCCCAATTGGGTTTGACTTTTTTAAAATTATATTGTATAATTTAAAAATACACATCTAAGGAAATTATGACAAAAACAATTATTGTAACCGGGGCTTCTGGATTTATTGGTGGACAGACTGCATTGCAGTTGAAATCTGCAGGATATCATGTGGTGGGTATTGACCTTCAACCAGCCACGCCAGAACTAGCATCTGCATTTGATGAATTTTATCAAGGTAATTTTTCAAGCGATGTTGCATTGAATGTAATTTCCAATTATGACACCAGTGCAATAATTCATTGTGCCGGCACTAGCTTGGTTGGTCCCAGCATGCGTGACCCTGAACTGTATTATCAAAACAACTTTGTTAGAACAAAAATCTTGCTTGATTATATTATAGCAAACAAATTACAAAACAAAATTCGAGTGATATTTAGTAGTTCTGCGTCAGTGTATGGCGAGCCAATCATGACTCCCTGCCAAGAAGAAGATCCTCCCATGCCACTTAGCCCTTACGGTGACAGTAAACTCATGGTTGAGATGATGTTGAAGAGCTATCATCAAGCATATGGT